CATATCCCAATGATCGCCCAAGTGTATAATGACATCAGGCTTAGTAGCAACAGCGTACCTAGCGGCCCATTGAAGATGCTCATAAGACTCTCCTGGTTTGCATTGTGTGTCAGGTATTACTAGATGTCGTGTCATTTGAGCCACTCCTCTGGCATGGTTTTGGGTGTGTACCAGTTGAAGGCGTGTCGCTCTGCCCAGTCTGACATGCAGTAGAAGCTGCCGTCTTTCCTGCGCTTTGCGTCTGGCATTCTGTTGTCTGGGTTTTGGAACACGAAAACCAATTCCTCCTCTGGCTTGAGAGCCTTCTTGACATCGACATACTTCCTCGCCTCTGGTTTGTCACGGAACCTCCCCTTGGCTTCTATGTAATACGTTATACCATCCTGCTTATATGTGAAGTCAGGGTAATAATTTTTATATTGAACGTAAGAAATGGCACAGGGGTGATAGTCGCAATTGACCAGCACTTGTGCCAGATCCCACTCAAGCCACGAGTCGTAGCCTTTTGGTACGTTACTCAGCGTTCGGCGCATTCCAGATCTCTCCCTCTTTGCGGCGTAGGTACAGCAGCCTACCGTTTTCAATGACACGCTCTTCATCGCCGTACATTTCAACACACACATCGTACATCTGACGCTCTGTAACACAGTCTGCTAATGCTTTCTTAGCCTTGACTGGGCCAACGCCCTTGATTCCTATGATGTTATCTGCGCGGTCGCCCGTAAGGATTTGTTCGTACAAAAACTTGACAGCATCTTCTTCGCTAACATCGTATAGCTTGCCCGTGTTAGGGTTGAAGTGTTTGCCAGGAACTTGATCGAAGTCCTTGTCGATGCTGACAATGATGCTTGGCTGTTGGGTGGCGGCAATGGCAATCAAGTCGTCTGCCTCTTCCTCGTCACTGACAACAGCTTCCCACTCATCAATCAGATACTGACGGATAACAGCAAGGTGTTCGGGTTTCTCCTTGTCCTTTCTGTTTTCCTTGTAGCCAGCAGTGACTGCGTACTCGTGTCGAAAGTTGCCCTTTCCCGTGAGGAACACACGGTACTCAGGCTCGTCTTCGATGAGGATATACAGGTCGCTGATAAGATCGGACAGGTATGAGCCTGCACTGTATGCTGCGTATTCTGCACGATCATCCCTAGACTTGTATGCGCAGCGATATGCTACGATGTCCCCATCAATTAAGATCACAACGCATCTGCCTCATCAACGGTGTCGTCAACGTATTCGATTAGCTTTGTTACCTTACACTTAATCATGCTAGGGCTGCGTCCAGTACCGACCGACCAGTCGTAGTAACCGACAACACAGACAGCTTCACTGCCGTTGGCGATCATAACGTCTGAATCAAACTCGTTACCGTCAGCGTCTGTAACACGCATTGGGTTGTTGCTCTTCATGGTGATGAACGCATCCTTCTCATCGCCTTTGTTAGCAGCAGCAATGCCCATGTTATCTAACGCCTCAACAGCCTTATCACTCAGGTTGCCCAGTACAATCTGATACTTGTTGCTAAACTTGTTCAGCTTGTTGCGCTCAACCCAGTAAAGAGTTCCTTTAAGTGTGATTGGTTGTGGTTTATCAGTCATAACTTTCTCCTTTTGTTTACTACCATAATATTATACCACGGATTTTGATAATACTCAATGCGTTTCAGCCCAAGTTTTACCAATTTTATATTCACCGTCCAGCGGACAGCGAAGATTAAGTACTTCACCTGCTTCTATGATTGCGTTTACTAACTCCCTCCCTACTAGGTCTGCGTGTTCTGGCGTAGTCTCAACCTGGAACTCATCGTGTACGTTCGCAACAAACTTGTGCGGCACGTTACATAATCTGTCACTGGCTATGACTAACGCCTGTTTCATAATGATAGCACCGCACGATTGTAACAGTGTGTTCAGTGCAGCATGTTGATGTCTGATCCATACTTGTCTACCATCAACTCCGGGTATGCGGCCTGCTGAAGCAAGAGACTCAATCTTTCTGACCAGCCTCCCAAAAGCTGGCATGTTTCGTAGGTAGCTATCTCTAGCTCGCTTGCCATTCTTAGCAGTTCCTCCGAGGATAGATCCAAGCTTTGCGTTTCCTGCTCCATACAGTAAAGCATAGGTAAAACGTTTAGCATCAGCTCTTGTTGTAAGTCCAGCAGCCTGTTGTGTTGCTGTGTGTACATCTCCTTCAAGTAATTCTTTGATGTATTCTTCATCTTTCATGTAGTGTGCAAGACAGCGTAGCTCCAGACCTGAAGCGTCAGCGCCGACTAACACGTTACCCTCCTCGACTGTGAAACATTCACGATACTTAGACTCAGACGGTATCTGTGCCATGTTTGGTTTGCTGTGTGTCATACGCCCAGTAACAGCGCCGCACGTATTGACGTAACCGTGTATGCGTTTGCCCTCAACGGAATCAATCCACGACTTGAGCATACCGATACGCTTACTGATTGTTAAATACTCTAGCACCAGCGCAGCTTCTGGTATGTGTTGCAGTGGCTTGAGTGTGCTTTCATCAACCTTTGGTTTACCTGCTGGTGTTAGCTCACTCCATACAGCACCCTTAGAAACTAAACGTTCTGCTACCTGCTGTCGAGAACCAGGATTGAACACTGTTACCTTATCCTTTAACTGCTTTCCTGTCTTCTCAGACCAACGCTCTTCAACGATGGGTGGGAATACTTCTTGCAGTTCAGATTCGATAGCGTTCATACGCTGTTCGTGTTCAGCATGTAGAGTACACGCCATGTCAAAGTCAAACGCAAAGCCGTTGCTGACCTGCCCTGTGATGATGACAGCTACGTCATGCTCTAGCTGCTGACAATGCTCACTGAAGTCTAGCTTCTTGAGGCGCTGCACTATGTGTTGATAGACATGCCACGTTGCGCGACAGTCTGTCAGGCAGTACTCCACCATCTCATCTGTTAGAGGGCCGTCAAACGCTTCGGCTGAAAACTCTTGCTTGAGTTCTTCACCTGTACGCATAGCCCACTGCTTCAGAGAGTGGCCACCATCAATGGACGGATCAAGTAAACGACCAAGCACTAGCGTATCCTTGATGTCGCCCGCCCACGTAAAGCCCCAGATCTCTTCCAGTCTAGGCAGATCGAAGCCAATCAGGTTGTGACCGATAACCGTTGATACACCAGTCAAGGCTTCCTGTAGTTGTGTAACGTTGTAACACGCAATACTCTTCCCAGAGTCGGGCAGATACACTCCTGCTAGGTGTATCCTCTTCCAGTCCAAGGTCGTTTCTATGTCCACCACAGCGTATGTCATTGTCTTCTTCCTGTTTAATTATCCAGCGACTCATGTTACTCATTGCATTCTCCCATGATTTGGGTGGTAGCCTAACATGTTTTCAAGTGACTTTCTATAACAGCAAGCTTCAAAAAAATCATAGAATATTTTTCGTTGTCCGGCGCGAGCAGCCGTACCTCCAATAGTAACCTCGTATTTATTTCTAGCTTTGTTATACCATATACCTGAAACGCCTACTTTATTTTTCTTAGAAAGAGCTGAGTTCTTAGTGTTTTGTGTGTGGTCAACAAGCCTAAGATTTTCTATTCTGTTATCATCACGAACGCCGTTGATGTGGTCTATCTGTTTGTCTGTGCTGCAATCTACATGATACATGGCGTAAATAATGCGGTGCGCTCTAAGTTTTGTTCCGTCTACACCTACACGTACGTATCCTGATTCCTTTTCTAAACATCCTGCCACTTTTCCGGCATATTTTTTGTTGAACTCATTACTCTTGTCTTCTCTTTCCTTCCAGTAAAGCGTTCCTGTATCGAAATCAACATCGAATATTCTATAAAGCTCATCTTGACTTGGAAGTTTTATGGTGTTACTCATCGTAGTACTCCTCAAAATCATCAAACAAACTATTAAGCTCTGGTAAATCAGCGAGCGTTCTAAGATCCTCACGATCACTATAATTAACATCACCACCTGCTGTCAAGCATGACATACACAAGTCAATGAACTCATCTGTATTGGCACAGCGTAGGGTTGACTCGTAATCTGACAGCTCTACGTTGCAGGCTTTGCATCTCATAGCGCGTTCTCCTGTTCGGTTAAACGTCCTGTATCTTCGTTATAGACTAGCTCACCTGCTGGCCCTGTCTTACCACTGAAACGATTCTTCAGTACGCGCAGCTTGGTAGTGTTACGTATCTCTGCGTCCTCTGCCTGGCTGTTACGCTCTGCACCGATCACCGCATCTGATAGCTGTGCGATG